AGTGCTCCGCCGCTCGGTTCAGCGCAGGACAAATCTGTGCATTCAAGAAAGCGGGCACGCCGTCCCTGGAAAATGTTGTCACACAGTAGTCAAGCAGCGCTTTCTCTTCGGTGAGTATCTCCATTTGCCTCGTCCAAAACTTTACGTTGCGCTTCGCATGCTTGATCTTACGTTCGAGCTTGCGTCTGCGACCAACACTTTCTTGCTCGTGCAGCTTGTCGGAAAGCATCACCCTTTTCCATCTATCGAGTTCGGACTTAGCCGTGTCACGCTCAGAATCATACATTGCAATCGTATTCTCAGTTCGCCGCATGGCTTTATTGTTAAACAACAACGCATCGTCAGCATCGCTACACAGTTTTTGCCCAATACTAATCTTCCGGTTCGCATTGCCAAGTTCAAGTTCCGCCTCTTTGATATGGGCAATGAGGCTCCCCGCATCGACCTCTTGCAAGCACATTGGGCATTTAGTTTTACCCTCTACTTTGCGAATCTGCATGAGCTTGGAAGAAATGACTGTCCGCTGTGCGAATGCGTCCGCCAAGTTTTGCTGTGCAGCTTTCGCACGCTCAACAATTCCAATAGCTTGTGTTTCATAAGATTCATGTTCCCGCTTTAAGCGCGTAAGGTCTTTTGCCGCAAGAACCTCGTACCGCGCTTTCGCTTTATGAAACTCTTTCCGGGAGGATTCATACGCACTGTTGTCAGCAGGTTCCTGCTCCAACATCCCCTCGAATGCATTAAGAGATGCAATAACAGATGATTTCTCACTTTCCGCCTCAACGAGTGCGGAGGATTTCTCCTTGGTATCACGCGTGACCTCTTCCAGCGCTTTTGTGAAGCGTTCTAGGTTCTGGAAACGCTCCAAGATGCGTTTCTGCTCGGATGCCGTTCCCGATAAAAATGTATTCACTTGCTGCTGGTCGATATAAACAGCATTCGCAAGGGTCTGCCACGTAAATCCAGACAACCGTTCGATCATCCCCTGTGTTGCTGTCTGCGCGGACGATTGCATTCCGCTGGACTGCTCTTTGCCATCGACAAATAAGCGTAATGCGGCAGGCCGTCTCGTACGCACGACTTTAATTACCCGCCCACGGGAGTCTTCAAATCGCACTTCTACAGAGGCAGTCTTCGTTGACGACCACAATGCCCAACTATCGTGCTTCTGCCCTTTGAATGTCATGCCAAACATAGCTACGGGAATGAGCTGAATGGAATTTGTCTTACCACTTCCATTGCTCCTCCCAAGCCAATCTTTGTTCTGGCCCACGATTGACCTTAAACCTGGTTGTGCGAAATCAAACTCCAATTTTTCAAAACTAAGAAATCGCTCCCCTCTTGCAGAAAGAAACCTGGCACCCCCGTCCGTACGCAGTCCTAATCCTTCTGTTGCTTTAGCGAGCTTGTAGAGCAAGTAAGTGACGATTGCTCTATGGTGCCGCTCAAGTTGTTCTGGGAGGGTTTCTTGGACGTAGTGCTCGATTTTGACGGCATCGGAGTCGGACAACTTGACCTTGATCGCTGCTGTTTCACTCTCTTTGAATTCTGCGACCGTGTAAACAAGGGCACCCGCATATTTGTGCTCCGCCTCCCGTTTCGCTTTGTCTAATGCAGTCACATAATTTTTGCCGATCTCGATAGGAACATGCACGCGAATCCTACAACCCTTCCAGTTCTTATTGTTTTTTGGGAAGCGCGGCCACGAAGGATCGTACCAACCAGGTATTGCCGATGGAACTAAATCCAACTTTTTGCCCTCAAGAACTAGGTAGCCCTTATGTTGGTTCGCCTCGCCCCAGTCGGAACAGAATGGATTGCCGATGTACCAAACATTATCGGCAAGTTTCTGCCGCAAATGCACATGGCCGCCGAGACAGTAGTTGTAGCTCGATGGAAACAGATCATGCACTTTGAGCTTACCTTCAGATTGTTGACCTAGCACATTGTATGCACAGCCTGAAATATCTTGGTGAAAGACAAGCACACAATTCGCATCGCTATACGTCAAGTCCTTCAACTCACTCGACCATTTTCTTGTTGTCTCTGCGCTGGACGTAAACGGAAGGCAGTACAGCTCTCCATTTTTGACATTGATACGCTTCGGCCCTTTGTGGACAATCTCGGCACCAGCTTCGCGCAAGATCGGAAACCAATTCTGAGCTTCAACATACATCCCGATACGATCATGATTACCTAGCACAAGAATTACCCGCAGATCGGCCCGCTTCGCACGACTGATAAAGTTCATCCAGAAATGGACAACACGAAGGTCTGCGGGATTGTAAACACGCTTGAGGTCTCCAGCTACTACGAACCCTTCCAGCGAACGCTCACGGCAGATTTCCAACACTTCCTCGGCCATTTGTTCGCACAAATCTAGGGATTCAAAATCCGCCTGCACATCCGATAGGAATAATAGCCTCATTCGTCGGTTTCATCTTCAGATAAGGCCTTCGTAAGATTAAACCATTGGCACGAATAGCAGCGGGCGTGTCCGTTGAATCCTTTGCGCTTGCCACATTGACGGCACTCTCTATGCGTCAAACCATAGAAAAAGTTCCCAGCAATGAAGTATGTAAATTTCCTGTTGCCACGTAGAAGCTGGTGGAGAAAAACTCGTCCTCTCATAAAACCCCACTTTTCGATTTCCCGTGCTTTTGGCTCGTCCATGCTATCAAACCACTAGAAACACTAGATCGTGTCTTAAATCAACGGGAAACACACTCAAAACGGCATCCTAGAGCATTGTTTCTCATGTTCAATCGCTTCCGCCGGGCACTTCTGTGTAGTAACTGCCGTACTCCTCAATAAAGAGCACACGCTTACCAAGTTCCACAGCAATCTTAATCTCGGCCTGAACGCCCAATGATTCACGCCAGCCTTGCATTGTTACGACCACTAATTTATGAGAAACTGAAATAAATTCTTCGTCGAATCGTTTCCAGTAATCAAAGCCCCGTGAAAGTCCACACGCCAGCGCTATTGGATGCGTGTGGGCAATAGGAGAAAACACAATTTCCCCAATTTCCATCAATCTTCCCGCCACAACACAGACCCTCCGAAAACGATCCAACATCACTTCTGGGTCTTTGTGCGAGTAGGGACTAGCAAGGTAAATCATTTCGCACCATTGAAATGTCTGCATAACTGATAGAGCGTAGCAACTGTACCTGAAAGCTGTAATCCTTCTTCACGGGTAGACAATAAAGCAAGCTCTCGTATGCCGTCAGCTACAACTTTTGCTCGATTGCCCGAACTAGAACCTAAAAGCATTGCTTTGAGGTAACCACCAACCGCCGCTCGCACAACAATCGCATCTTCTGGACTCGCAGCAAACATTGTGTGACGCACACTATCCCAGTCACCTTTGACGACCGCCCTGCAAATGCTCAGAGTATCGAGTGCTGAATCTTGACCAATCTGTGCGGCGCGTTCTGGTTCTTCTCCAGCAAGATACTTTTCCACAGCCATCACAACAAAACCAGGACTGCATACACCTGCTTCGAGCAGCGCTTCTACCAAAGGTTCTGCGGCCTTGTCTTTCACCCCGGCAAACTCCATTGAACGCACAACTAGACGCGCTAATCCTTTCATGCTCAGGTCGGGAATTGCATAAGCCAAACACCGTCTGCGCAGCGTTCGCAATATCTTTCCCGGCTCAGTCGTACAGATGATCCAGACAGTGCTTTTTGGACTATCCTCGAAATACTTAAGCAATGCCGACTGTGAGGCTTTGCTGAGGTTTTGCGCTTCATCAAAGATATACACTCGGCATAGTGAGGGTGGTTTTGGATTGTAAAATGCCCCAGCAATCGCTGCCTCAGTCTCATCTACACCAGACGCTTCGGCGGAATTGATTTCAATAATGTCATACTGCGGGCGTAACTCTTGACACCGCTCGCACAATGCACCAAACACTTCTTGATGCTTGCATTGCAATGCGAGTGCTAGGATTCTCGCAGTTGTGGTTTTCCCCGCTCCAGAACTACCACTAAAAAGCCATGCGGCCGGCACACGACCAGATTGTATGTGTGAGCGAATCAGCCGCACCATGTGGCGTTGACCAATAAGCTCGTCAAGAGACTTCGGACGAAAACTGAGGGACAAAACTTGGTTAGGCATTTTCCTCCCAGTGCACAAATCCTCTTGATTCCAAAGCGTGACATTCCACGTCAAGGCTAATTTCACTTGCATGGACAGTTTCTAATACCAGTTTGCCATGTTCGTAACTACGGATCATGTACTTCCAAGTTTGAAAGCGCTCTGATGTAGTGGACGACAAAGTAGTTACAACATAATATTTAGGCATGGGAAAATCTGTGTCTATCATGGCTGGGCCCCCAACAAAGTCGAAAACTCCTCGGCAATTGCATCCGAAATCTGCTTGAGCCTGCGGATTCGCACACGGCCAGGCTCTTTGATTTGTGGCCAAGCTTGCCCATGAAACCATCTGCCTATTTCTGCGCGTGCTTGTGGCATCGTCATGCGGTCGCAATCGACTTCCCGAAGCAGGAAACTTAGGATGCTAAGGTCCCTTGGAATAAATGGAGCTTCCTGATCTTCGGCCACATCAGGTTGCACATTGTCTTCAGTTGGCAGCAATTCAGTAACCTTCGCGGCCCAGTGGTTGTGTGTCTCGTTATTACAAGCAGCACGTGATTCAAGCACTTTATCTTGGCCACACGCACACGTCCACTTCCAATCTTTCTCTATCGCACGCTGCTGATACTTTGTTTCGTGGGTTTTGAATACTTGCTGGATATCACCATTACCGATCATTTTGGTCCCTCTTTTCTTTTCTGCTGTGCGTAGAGAAGTAAAGAAATATTAAGGCATCCAAGGCACAATTGACATTTCTCCCCAACGTAACCACTCTGACCGCAGCGAACACACCGGGCATCAGGATTGAGACGAATCAGAAGCTTTGGAAGCTTCATCCCTCTTCGCCCCCTTCCTCAGAATCCTTTTTCAGTTTCTTGGCATTCAAAAAGCGCCAGTCATTACGAAGAAAATAAGCCTTGAATCCACACTCGTAGCCTTCAAGTGAACCTTCCCCTGCCTTATTCTTCATATTTTTAATGATACCTTTAAGACCAATCATGCGACCCTTTTGCAATAACTTGCCCCCCTTAACTCTGCGAACGCTGGCACGGATCGAACAGTAAAATTTCAGTGCTTTACCGCCAGGAGTGACTTCGGGATTTCCCCATGCAATAGGTGACAATCGAATTTGGTTGATGAAAAGAATCGCTGCCGAATACACCTGCGCGAGTGCTACCCAACGGCGGCACAACCTAGAAAGAAACGAGGAAAGGCCCATCTTTGATCGCATGTTCGCTTCCGTGTTCCCGGCAACAGCTTCGTCTTCGACAAGCATCGCAGTCACGGAATCTATAATGATGAAGAGCTTATTCAGCCCTTCTGCATGACGGCGTTCCATCCACAATTCGACTTCATCGCACAGCTCTTCTGCGGTCTGCAAGCGGGGCTTTTCTTTTTTACTTTTCTGTATAAGTTTAGGGTAGAAATGGAACAGCCTTGACCAGTCGATACCTTGGCTTTCTGCCCAAGGCCTGTCAAGGCTGTTCTCAATGTCTACCCATGCGACTTGTGCATCGTCAGCTTGTGCTAAACCCGCCAACAACAAACCAAAAAGCGTTTTGCCATTGGACTCTGGCCCGAACAGTTCAATCATTTTACCGTACGCAATACCTTTTTCTTCCGAACCAAGCACTGCGTTCAGCATACGGCTGCCTGTGTCAAGCCATTCCCGAGGTTGAGCGTCGAATGTCAAAAACCCGAGCTTACGCCGGATTTCTTTCATCTCAGCATCGGTACTTTTCGGTTTTGTGGCTGGTTTTACCATCGCTCAACTAGTCCAGAGTCCTTTCATCTAAATCTTCAGGGTCAAACAGAAAGCCCAGTTGATCCTCGTTAGTCGTCGTCGTCTTCAACGGGCTTTTTCTTACTTTTGGGGCGCTCTTCTTCGTCGTCTTCTTCGACTTTCTTTTTACCTTTTTTACTGGGTGCTGGCTCATCTTCTTCTGGTTCATCCTCGTCCTCCGTAGGCTTCTTTTTGCCCTTACTCTTTGGAACTTCCTCTTCGTCCTCTTCCACAGGTTCAGTTTCGTCTTCGTCCTCGACAGGTTTCTTCTTGCCCTTCGGCCGTTCGTCCTCCTCGGGTTCATCATCTTCGTCAACGGGCTTCTTCTTACCCTTACTCTTTGGAGTTTCTTCTTCATCCTCGTCGGGTTCTGGCTCGTCTTCATCAACTGGTTTCTTCTTACCCTTAGGTTTTGGTGTTTCTTCTTCGTCCTCATCCTCGACAGGTTTCTTCTTACCCTTGGGCGCTTCATCCTCCTCGGTTTCGTCTTCCTCGGCGGGACGGGTTTCATCTTCCTCGGCCTCAGCTTCCTCGTCACGCCCGAAATACGCGGCCTTCTGCTGTTCTTCTGAATACGAAGGCACATATTCAGAAAATGGCTTTGCCCTCTTCAGCACTTTATCGGAAATCGCCGAGGACTCTTCATCGGGAGTAGGTTGGCCGTAGACCGTATCTGTCATAGTCATCCCTGTGCGCTCAATCGTAAGATTGTAGCCCTTTTCAGGATCGACATAATCGCGCTTCGTGCTCTTCAGCACACCAAGCAAACGTGCGGACAGCGAACGTGCACCACCGGTGGGAACGGCCCACAGAAAAGGGCCCTGCATCTTGCCAGAATCGGGATCGACAGTAGCAACCTGCACGACAAATTGTTCTTTCGCTTGCAACGCAGCTGCCCGCTTTTGCTTTGCCGAGTCACCGCCTTGCAAATCAGGAATCTTCTTGTCGCACAGCCAACAGTCACCGTCTTGGTGCATCGTCTTGCCACAGCGCACGAAACGCTTGTTTGGGCCGACTTCCCTGTGCACGAGATACTCAAAAAAAGGCGTCTGACTTTTCTTGCTGCCAATACGTGGCAGTATGCGAATCGTCGTTTCCCCTTCAGGGAGCTTGAATCTCCCCTTTGACTGTTTCTCTTTCAAACGTCTTCCCGCTTCTTCCCGCCAATCCTGCTCAACTTCATTTTTTGCCATCATCGCCTCCGGTAGGTTAGTTGAACTTGCTTACCCCAATGGGAACATCGAGTTTCGACATTTCCATTAGATATTGCTTTTTAGATTCGAAATACCTCTCTACAAAAACGCACAGCACCACAGCCACTTGCTTGCTGAGAGACTGTACGACAAAACTGAACAGCACCATAAACAACAGCAAATTGATGGCGATAAAACCTTCGAGTTTCAACATAGCCCTATTCCTCCTTGCGCCCTGGGTAGCGTTTTCTTACTTGCTCTTTCAAATTCTCGAAACCAACGACTTCTAACTCTTTGCGGGCGAGCCTAGCTTGCGCGTTCGCTTCCGCACCGAGCAATTCAGCTAGAGTCTTGATTGCATGACCACGTTGGCGGTAGGCTTCTAGGAATAATTTCGACCATTCTTCATGCACCAGAGATTTCTCATATTTCATGCGGGCTTCCTGCACACCTTTGTCCGTTGCCACCCTGTCCTTGATATAGCCCTCGGTAATGCCACTCTTGGCCGCTCTCTTGATACGGAAAAATAAAGATGCTTTAGCTTTCTCAGCATCTAGGCTGGATTCTGCCTGAATTCGGCCGCGCATTTTCTTGACACGGTAGCGTGAAGCCTCAAGAAACAAAGCGGCCTGTTCGCGGTTCGCCGCAATGATATTCTCTTCGCTGAAGTCCAGCTTCTCAATCAGCGCGGAGACATCCACAGGCTCGTTCAGAATTTCGTCAAGATTAGATTTGTTTTTCATGTCTCAATAAACATGATACAGGATTCGTATTACTAGAAAAGTCCACTAAACTGTTTGTGTCTCCGCGTTTCTTCTGAATGATCTAATCGAGCAATTGCTACTTTGCAATATTTCTCTTCAAGCTCGATACCGATTGCCTTACGACCCAACTTCTTAGCAGCAACCAAAGTTGTACCACTACCCATGAAAGGATCACAAAGCAATTGTCCTTCTAAAGTAAAAATAGAAATTAGGTATTGTGTCAACTCCATCGGTTTGGCAGATGGATGCTCAATCTTTAGACGGTTAGCACCAAATGGTGCAAGCTTCTGCACGAAGTAATCCTTACGGCGTGTGTCCGGCTTCCCAGGACAATCCCCCCACCAAACAATCGGGTCCCAGCTCCACTGGACAGCGGTCGGTCGGAACTGCACAAAACCTTTGCATGCGGAAAAAATTCTATAGTCATGCGGAGAAAACCAACGGTGCCACTTTGTACAATTTGGTAGAGCCTGCCAAAACGCTTTAACTCCCGTTGGACACAACTTCTCGCAAAGAGATATTACACTAAGCATAAAAGCTTCATACTGTTCTGGTGAGTCCGTCCATGTTGCACGGTCGAAGGAGATCCCAAACGGTGGGTCCGTAAGCACACAATCCACAGAACCAATCTGCTGCAACACTTTCCTACAATCACCCAAGAATATCTGAATACCATTCTTGTTGTAGTAGGGCTTCACTGGGCACCACGCACGGAGCGGATTTCTTTCCACAACTCACGCTGGCACTTCTGGTTCTCGACACACCAGTTTTCAAGAAACTGACCTAACTGCATACCCTCTTCTATGTCCACCATCACGCCGTAACGGAAACCAGCTTTAATATCAGCCTTGAACGGCACGCGCCAGTCCAGCTTGAAATCTTTTTTGAGCGTGTCGATTACGTCGTGCTCCGCAAGCTGCTTGATAACAGCACGCCCTTCAAACAACCGGCGCAGACGAACACGAATAGACACAGCATCATGATTCTCGGATTCAGGCGTACGGATCAACTTGTATTTCTCGGGCTCTCTGTGCAGCAACGCAAGACAGATTAGTAATACCTGATGTGCCCCACCTTGGATAGGGGCATTTACTGCAAGATTTTCCCAGTAGCCACCTGTGTCCGCATTCACATCAATAGGACAACGGAAGCCTAGAATATTCTCGACGTAGCTTTTCTCTTCGGCCATTCTCCGCATACGGTCGATGAACGCTTTCACCCTCGCATAACGCTTGAAGTAACGAGCAAGCATTTCTGAAACCGCCTTGACGTTTGCAATCGTTTTACTCACGCCCTCACGCAACAGCCGCGTGACAATACCCTCAGCAGTAAGCCCATAAATCAGTCCAAAATGAAAGCCCTTAATCGTTGTACGCTTGTCGCGGTCTTTCGCAATCAGTTCCCTCGGCCAGCCGGTCAACTCATGCCCGACTTCACAGTGAATGTCTTTGCCGCTACGAAACGTCTCAATCAGCGATTCATCTCCTGATGTCTGTGCGAGGAAGCGCAACTCGTTCTGCGCATAGTCGAATTTCAGATAGACGTAATAATCAAGAAAAGGTTTGTACCATTCGTCTGAGGTATGTTCTTTCCAGGCGTCATACAGTTCCCGCCAGTGCAAATCACTCACGAGCATATTTTCCACATGCTGGTCGCCTACGATGTTCTGCAAATTCACGGTCAGGAATTCTTCTCCTTCACGACTACCACCAGAGGACAATCTACCTGTCTTAGTGCCTGTGAGCCAGAATTTTGTAAAGAGCCTACCACCATGTGCAGCTGCACAATTCTTGAACGCCATTCGATATGTCGATTCCAGTTTACTATCAGACCGATATGCAATAATTTTCTTGGGCATTTCGTGGTAGTGGTCTAATGCTTCCAACGTGGCATGGCCAGTCGTTACTTTTTTACCTAGAACAGGCAGCTTTAACTTCCCATACAAAACCTTAGATACTTGCAGAGGCGACCCTGGATTGAAATTTGGATCACCCGCCATTATTTGTAACTCTTCTTTTTGGCGTTTCAGGCGTGCCGGATAAATCTCACCCAACAAGTCACATTGCTTCGCATCGAACCACGGACCGTTCTTCTCCATACGGTCCAGCGTAAACGCGGCATCCATGTAGACGTGCAACAGTGGCAGACTAATCTCTTTCTTCGTGCTAACTTCAATGCGCTTCGTCAAGTCAGCATCGGCTGCATTTCTCAGCACCAACCGTTTCCACGGGACTTTCGAGAAATCAAGTTTCCCTGCTTTCGTTGCAGCGTCGTATGTCATCCCTTCTGGTGCTGCCTCAGGCATGACAACTTCCTTGAAGCCTGTAAATTCAGGGAAGCGGACAGCGGCTATCTCAGCAAGAGCATACGAACGGCGACCAGGATAGCGAAAGTATTCCGCATAGTTCGTATCGTAGTCGTAGCCCTCAATCTCATAGCCAAGCAAACTAGGGTTCTTATTCAAATCATAGGAACCGTGCTGCAAAGACTTCCTAATATTCTTGTCTGTAAGCAGTTCCTTGACATCGCTACGAAGTGCAGCACGGGTAATTGGGTCCAGTTTTTTGCGTTCTTCATGGTCGGCCAGATATACCCTAGCCCAACCTGGTCGAATCGAGAACGCCCAAGAAAGTGCAACACGCTTGCCATCTACTTCGCCGTCCTCAAGATCAACCGCTACACGCACTTTCTTCGCAGCCTCCTGAATCTCATGCTTTGTTTCTATCGAGTCGTGAACCGTCGTGATACCCTTGTAGTCCTGCTCCTCTAGGTAACTGAATTTCCCACCTTTTTCTTTTGCAAATCTTGCGGCAGCTTTCAGACCCGCATCGAACGCATGATACTTAGCTTGTGGTGCCACACCCCTAAGGAAGTAGGCAGGATGGTCGAGCACAACCACACGGCCATTCAGCTTATCGGACCAGAATATCTTGTCACCATGATATTTATTCCCAAACAATTGCTTTGCGGCAACCTTTCCGAGAACGATATGAACTTTCGCTTTGGACTTCGCTATTGCTCGGTCAGTGTAGAGCGAACAGCAAAACAGTTCTTCCTTTGACGGATCACGCATGTGCAACTGGCCGTCTTTACGGTCAGCCGGAAAACAGCGTTGAACATTTTGTATGTCACACTGCTCACGCCTCAAACCCACCTGTTTCATACGTGCCCAAAACCACTGTCCACTTTTGCCCCAGAGTTCTATGCCCTCTAGGTTCTCTTGAGGACCGGGAGATTGCGCCCACACGAATATATCTTTACCTTCTACTGTACCCTTGATTTTCTGGATGCCCTTGACTTCATTCAGCGGGCAGTATTTGCAACCGCGCAGATGCAATCGTGGGTTCTTCGATTTCTTGCCGCGTTCGATTGGCCCCGCATCTGGCCACAATAAAGAGTGATGCTCAGCCATTGCTACTTTCGTCGATCTACGACAATGGAAAGTTTGCCGGTTGTCAGCAAGTACGGCGTGTCGTCACCAAAATGCACATCGAGCACACAGTCTTTCTGCTTGCCAAGATATGTAAACAGCGGCAGCAACAAGTCTAGCGGCCAGTCGAGCACGAACGCTTTCTTTACAGGCTCTTCTACACGAAGGCGGTCACGAAATACGCCTTGGGGCAGCTTCGCTTCCATTTGAATCTCCGTAGCACCCTCGTCAGCTTTGATTGCTACGAGCCATTCGTCTTTCTTCGCGGACGCAAGATACAGGCCGAATCTATCGGCTATCGTGCTAAAACGCTTTGCCTGAACACTAAAACGCTTTTCACACTTCAGGCCAGTCTTAATCAGTACGTCGATTTTCTCATGTGGAAAACCCTTCTGTGCTTTAATAGAAATAGGCTGCCAGATAGTGCCACAGGAAAACTTAAGCGCGAACGTTTTCTCGTATAAGAGGATTTCCTTGATGCCTTCGGCAGCAAGATGTGGCACAAGGGATAACGGGACGGCAAGCGTGTCAGGCATCTGTGCTTTGACTTTCTCACTCATGCGGATTGCCAGTAGTTGGTTCGAACCGTAAAACTCTACACCCGATCCATTGCGCCGCAAGTAGACACAGTTGAGTTCCGGTACTGTTGTATCGGCGGTCGCACAACTCGACACAACTTTCATTGCTTCAAGCACACCCTCAGACAGTTCAAGCACAGTATGCTTGCCCTCAAGTGACCCAGCGGCATGATATCCAACACCAGTATCGGCACAGTCGAATACCGCTTTTCTTCTCCCTTGCTGCACACGCAACTGGCCCTTGTTAATCGTAAACACAAAGGGCTTCTCCGACTTCGTTACAGCCGCAACATTCAGAAACGGAAATAATAGACTACGGGCGCAGAACAACACGGGTCCGCCTATTTCGCCGACATCAAGTTTTACATGCACATCGCCACACACTTCCGCCGCCAACGCAAGGCCCAACCTATAATTTATCGAGAGGTCCAAGCGGATGAATGTGGAGCTAGGAAATCCAGTCACACTTGGCACTAAATCGACAACGCGCACGATCTCCAGCAGTTTCTTGCTGTCAACAGAAAACTCTCGCATCATTCACCTCGATCACAATTCAAATAGGCCCTTAAATCCCTTTGACACCAGCTTGCGGGCAGTCTTGCAGCGGGCAAAACGCGACACGGCCATCTCACAGTAACTAGGTGCAAGATCAATACCAATAGCGTCGCGGGATAAGGCTTTGGCCACACGGCAAACTGTGCCACTTCCCACAAATGGATCAAGAACTATGCAAGGTACTGCATGCTGGCCTCGACATGAACAGGTCGGCCGCCAGCCGATTGTCTCAGAACCGCGTACCACTCCCGGGCCTAGCTGGTTTCCTTCAACAACATACATCGCCGCGTTTTTCGTATCTCCGACATGAGACAGTGGATTTCCAGACCGGGATGTTTTTGTCACACGCTCCCAAGGTGTGCCACATTTCGCACAGGCACCTTTCTCGCTAGTTGCAGCCAAAATGCATAATCTCGGTAATTTCTCCGGGAATCCTGCGAAGTGGGCTTCGGAATACGGCTGCGTGGGGAACGTCCAGACATTGCGGACATTGCGAACATCTCTAGTCCTGTTGTTCATGCTCGCGCCAGTTGCTTTCTCTCTACCAAATGATTGCTTATCTTTTTCAGACGTTGGCATAAAATCTATGCCACGATAGCCAACGCTAGCCGGTTCGCACACAGAATCCGCGTCCCAAAAGTATTTGGAACTCTTCGTGAGCATGATGATGTGCTCATAGGCGTCGGTCGGGCGGTCGGTTACGCTTTCTGGCATGGGATTGGGCTTCGACCAAATTATCATCGAGCGCACATACCAGCCATCTGATTGCGCCGCGATTGCCACACGAGAAGGAATCAGGCAGAGGTCTTTGGGTTTTATCTCATCCGTTACGTTTGGACGCATTGCCGTTGAATCTTTAGCGTTATTATTTCGGAGTGAATCCTTAACCGTTGAATTTCTACCACCACTAGAGTACGAGTCACCCACATTCCAAAATAAAACTCCATCCTTCCGCAGCACACGCCGTAATTCACGCAGGATCGTGACGGTGTGCTCGATGTACATGCTAATTTTCGGCTCAAGGCCGAATGCGCCGCGCCAAGCACCACAAGTGCCACAAGTACCACAAGTGCCGGGATCAAAATGGCTCCCACGGACAGATCGTTGTTTGGCCGATCCGCCCCCACTCATTGATTTAGAATCTTCATTTTTCCAGTTATGCTCGCATCCCTTAACACCACCCCACACCAATTCCTGCTCGCCAGCATATTTCCGCAATCCCCAATAAGGCGGCGACGTGATAATACATTGAACGCTTTCAGGTTCAAGTCCCCGCAGAACTTTTCTGCAATCGCCGCCATAAATAGTTATGCCGTTCTTCGGGCCATAATAGGGTTTCAATTTACTCATCTGGCCAGCACCACATGCTTTTCAATCCAGCTACGGGCACTCGTGCTGTGCGTCTGACTAAACGGTGATTCTATTTGCGTCACAGAAACTCCAAACTTCTCTGCAAGAAATATAGGACAGATTTTTCTATCCGGACACTCTTCCCGGCATTCTCGTGCTTTCTCGTTATACCCGTATTCGAGTACTCGGCCGTTCGGCCCTACAATGACAGGCTTGCCAAAGCACCAAGCACTATAAGGAGCGTCTTGGCCACGCTTGTAGCAAGAACGGCACACCCGCGTCGAAGGGAAGTAACTCAACGTCCGCACATCGGACTCCCGAAAGCGGTTCCGGCACAAAACGCATTCGAGCACTGGACTATTGGAAGTCACATAATCATGATACAGGATCGCAATACTTCTTGCGTATCGGCTCGAAGCTTCTCCGCCAAGTTTCCCGTCGCAATAGGTATGCAAAGTCGTCACGCTCAAAACGATACTTCGTGGCAATCTTTAGCAACTCTTTTCGGGCAACGCGAAATCGTGGGCCAGTGGAAACAATAGCATCTCTCGTAAAAATCCATTGATGCAGACACTTCAAAAGATGGGGGGACGCTTCGGCAAGAATATGGTGCAAACTCGACACGGCGTGCAAGGCCTTTTCAGTTTCGTCGTTCTCAATCAGCTTGTGCTCGACATCCGCAATAGGAACAATCTCGGCAGTGCGCTTCTGATAAAACTTGTCATGCACGATGCTGTAATAGAAATGGTCAAGTGCTGCGTATAGGTAGGTCGTAAACTTTCCACCGGATGGTTTGTAGCGCGGGAACACATGAAAGCGAGTGAACAAAACACCCTCTTGAATCAGGTCGTCTACGTCGAGCCAAACTTTGTACTGTGAGGGAAGTTTACACCATGTCTGGAACGCTTTCTGCGCAATCATCGGCAGGTAGCTTTCAAGTTCAGGGCATTGCATGTATTTCCTCCACGATCTGAATTTAACAGCGTCAAAATACGCAGCATCTTGAAACAGTGTTTATGCAAATTGCAAGCACTTCTTTCGGAGGAAATTCACAGCTGTTAAAATCCTGTGCAAATCCAGTTCTTATGGTAACCTCCACAACTCTTGACGCATCCCAATCAGTTCGTTCAACTCGTACTCAGCGAGCCATTCCGTAAAAGTGGCAAACGATTCGTCAGTCAATTTCCTTTTTTCTCGCAGAAAGGATTCACGGGTCAAGTCTGCCGCAACCCAACTAAGATTTTTCCGCACATCTTCAGGAAGCCGCACATCGTCCACCGAGCATACGATCTGCGACAACGAATAATTGCGGCGGACCTTTCCCCACATATTGCCGAGGGTCTGAAAGTTCTGCTTGACGATCCACTGGTGCTTTTTGAAGTCCTCAAATGACGGATCAAGTCCAGCCTGAATCATTTTGATTGCCGTCTTCGGCCCTAGCCCTGTGGCAATCTTCGGTATGTTGTCGGTCGGATCGCCAGTCAGTGCTTTTACTTTGACCCATTCTTGCGGGCGAATGCCTATTTCTTCTCCTACTTCGTCTTCGAACATGACATGCTCGGGTGCATCCTTATCGTAACCGCGCAGAACGCCCACCTTATCCGTAACAAGCTGGTAGAAGTCTTTGTCCGTCGAATAGATCACAACATTCTCAAATAGCTTTTTCTTGATTGCAACTTCCGCGAGAATGCCGATCAAATCGTCCGCTTCGAGGCAGTCACATTCAAACTCCCGAAAACCTGCTTCGCATAATGCTTTTCGCAGAATAGGAATCTGTGGAAATGCAGGGGCCATGTCTTCATTCGGGGGACCCTGACGGTGGCCCTTGTACGTGCCATTCGTAATTGCGTGCCGCCATGTTTCACCACGGCCGTCCCAGACGAACACGAACGCACTTTGCGGCATATGCTTTGCTAGAGCAGCAATCATTTTCAGAGCACCATACAACACGCTCGTACATCGCCCTCGGCTGGACAAATGCCGGTGCACCCAATGTGCCCTGTAAATTAAATTCCTCGCATCAGTTAAAACTAGGGTATCAACTTTGTCAGTCATTCAAAGACACTCCCACACGCAGTCGTAACTCTAAACTCTCAGTCAACGGAGCCCTTTGTATCCACAAATCCTCACGCATCGCAGGAGTCATGTCAGCGGCGTCTTTCACAATCCTAGAGGGAGGCACAACCCATACGTTGTGATGCAGCGCAAGCTGCTTGCCGACAGAAAAGAATCCCAGCAATCCAACCAAGTCCGCGTCGGGCCACAAAATTATACTCTCGTAGGGGTCAAGACGGTGCTCTTGCTCCTCCGTCATGCTGTGCCCTAACAGTGCGAGCACATCGTAGTTCTCCGGCAAGCTACGTTCTAGTGCGAGACAATCAAACACACCCTCGCACAATACAGCTTTCTTGTTCCTGTTCTTCGGCAGATTGTAAATTGCTTTCATTCCAACCGAGTTGAGGTACTTCGGCTCCTGCTTGCCCGTGCAATCCCGAGCCACAAGCCCTTTCAGCGTCTTACCATAGTAAACAGGAAAAATAATCCGGTAGGCATAGCGCCCGACAAACGACACGCCAATTTTCTTTTCTTTAATCTGCCCATACGAAACGCCTCGGTTTAGCAAATAACTGCGGGCGCGGAGAAACAGTGTGTCACTGTGAGGGTCTGTAAGGAACATAAAATCGTCGGGGAGGGAAGGTGGCCCTGACACCCTCCGCTCCTCGACACTTGGTGTGTTCGCGTCCTTCCCAGACAGAACACCCAAATCCAATACTTCTGCAAGGTCAGTGAGTGCATCGTTGCTGCCGGTATCGCAGTTGAAGCAGTGGTATTTATTTTTTCTGGTATTGAAGCCAAAACGAAAGCGTGTCTCAAAACAGAACGGGCAGCAAATAGCATATTCATCTGGGTCCGAAAGGTTGCGCCGATAGCGTACGCCTCGGCTGTCCAGCAAGTGCAACAATTCTTGGAAGCCTTCAATCATCTTTCCGTGACTCCGCGATTATAGGTAACAGTTCTTTCCGTACAGCTTGAATACAGTCCTCGCAGACTTCACCCTCTTCCCACGGAGAGTTTTGGGCGGCGCTTAGCCAATGGTGAAGCCACTGCGCCATCTTCAGTATTGTCGCTTCATCAGGCGTTTTCATCGAACGATGTTTGCCCTCGTGAGCACAGAGTTAATCAAACCAGTTTCGATTTCCAAAGCCTCTAGCCCGGCGCGAATCAGTGCAACGAATTCATGGGGCTTCAATACAGGAACGTGATGCCTCACGTCTAGTGAAATATGCCGAATCTGGTAACCGTAATCATGCGAGTGCTTGTCATTCTCATAGATCAGGTCGATCTTTTCTCTCGGTGTGTTCCGCAGCGTTGCTACGATCTTTTCCAATTCAAACCTCCTTCGCACCCACGAAGATACGAAGATTGCAAAACCTACAGTAGGTACAACGACCGCTATGGATCAGCTTGTCACCATCCATACAGCCATCATTCTGATCGAATCCGTGCTTGTTGTTTTCTAATGAATGGCCACAGTCAGGACACATCTGAAGATTAATACCGGCCGGGTCCAATACCAAATCCAAGTCTTCCACGATATGCTGTGGAATCTTGGGATCAACAGGTTTCTCGCTCATATTCAAACCTCCTCACCTAACTCTTCCTGCCGTGCCGCCGCTTCACTGTCCAGCTCGCGCATTGTCGCTTCACGGTCGTAAAAAATACCACTACCAAAATCACCCATGATATTGCAACCAACATGCATCTTGTCGAATTTGTGGGCAGCAACGTACAAGTAGCGGGAGTTCTCGCCCCAATCGCCTTTTCCGATACCGATAGCAAGTGTCGCTTTACGAATCTTTGAAATATCCTCCGCAGTCGCGGCAGCTGTAATGACTTTCATGTTCTCCGTCTTGCGTCCAGTCTGCGCGGCCGTCCATACAATGACTTGCTTCTGTGCAGCGAAGGTCCTCAGTGACCTATAAATATCCGCAAACTCGAACCGGCGCTCTTCTTGCTTCCGTGGCGGCTTGATTTCATCATCGTAGTCGATCACAACTACGTCGGCGGTGAATCCACGGTTGCGCTCACGCTCCCAGATTTCTTCGATCCGTAAAACAGAAATTCCGCCTTCTGTCCCGTCGATAATTTTCAACCTGCTTCGCACAAGCCGCAAGAACCGCTCGAAACGCAACCGTATTTTATCGGACTGCTCGATAAGTGACTTAATCGGCAAGCTTGTAATTGCACTGTCAAAACGGTTTTCTACTTCGTCGATTGGGTCCTCTAGCGTGAAATGCAGTACATTCAGGCCCTGCAAAATATAGGCAAGCGACGTGTGATTCAGGGCAATCGACTTACCACGCTTCAGATACGCAAGCCACAAACCAACATGCCCACGGCCTACAATCCGGATCAGCTCATCCAGCGGGTCAATCATCAAGTAGGGAAACCTACGCCCACGCGCCATTCGTCGCCGCAGGATACGATCTTCCAAACCCTCGAAATAATCATGCGCTTCATAGCCTAGTCTTCCAAAGTTCACAATTGCCGCATAGCACTGTTCAAGCCAGCGCTCGTCTGTGAGCTTACCTTGCTCGTGCAATTCAACAAGCGTCTGAATCGACTGTGCTTTCATGCGTTCTTTCTTGTAGTCGATTACTTTCTCTGCGAGTGCATCTACGGCAACTAAGCGGTGATTCCGCTGTACGTTCTCGACGACTTCCAG